GTAGGAGTAGATACATCATGGGGAGGAACGGATTATTGTGTAGCTCAGCTCTTATCTAAAACTAACTTAGATATTCCAGTAGTCTATCACTCTAAAGTACTCGCAACCGAAATGACCCCACTTATTCATTTAGAACTTGAAAAGATATTTGACCAAACAGGAGTTAAGCCTGTAGTAGCTTTTGAAAGAAATAACGGTGGCGTAGCTGAGATAGAACGGTTAGCTACTCTTAATCGTAATGGTAAATACATTATTTATACAGAGAAGTCCAACATAGGAACAACCGAAGATGTAGGAGAGACTATAAAACTAGGCTGGACTACTTCATCAGCATCAAGACCTATCATGCTATCCATGCTTAAAGAGTGTATTGATAACAAACTACTTACTATTTACGACAAACCTACAGTTAATGAGATGTTTTCTTTTATAGTTAGCCAAACCTCATCAAGTTGGAAGGCTCAAGCTGAACAAGGAGCTCATGATGATTTAATCATGGCTCTAGCTATAGCGTGGCAGTTGTATCAAACAGAAAACCCACCAGTAGTTATTAAAAGAACAAGAGAAAGACCAAGGAGGGCAAAGTTACATGTTTAACATCCTAGACATAACATCATGGATGGAGAAAGGACAAGACTTACATGATCGAATAGTCAAAGTAGTTAAGTCTTATGCTAAGTCAAAGTTAATCATTGAGCTACCTAATAAGTTAGTTATGACTCAGAAGCAATATGATGATCTAAGTCTACTCAGTGGAATGTACGATGTTTATTACACCGAGGATAAGATGTATCAAACTCCATATAACGTTATGGAGATAGGTGTAGAAAAGCCTAAGTTAACTTTTGAGGAGACGATGAAACTAGATGATAAACAATTTAATGAGTGGGAGGCAGAGAATGACAAAATCATTGGATGACTTAGAAAACCCTAAGCACGTTAAAATAAAAACCTATAATCAGCAAAAAGATGGTAGCGTTAGAGCTATTACTGAATCATATTATGAGTCCCTTACTAGTCGTAAAGTAGAAGTTATTAAGAGATTCCCTACTTCAAAGGAAACGTATTATACAGATATTATCAGTGCAAGCGACGTTGTAGCCTCTCAGCAAACTAATGAATTAGACTTTAAGATTATCTTTGATGACACTAGAAAACCTAAGTGGATAGTTAGAACCCACTCACTCTATCGTGAAGATTTTGGTAGAAATAGATAAAAGTGTTATAATGTTTGTAAAGACAACTAGTCGCAACGCTGACCGTGTCTGGAGCAATATGCGTTGCCCTCCTACATTACAGATGATAAAGAGCTTTGCGACTTAGATTCTCAATCTCGTGAAGAATCTAAGATATGGCGTGGAGATTATCATGAGTATGAACGCCTAGCTGAAAACGGTCTATTAGAAGATCTTGATCCTGACCTTCCTGAAACAAACGATGGTTCTTTAGCTGCTTCACTTTATAAATTACCAAAAAGAATATTTAACTCCTCTAAAAAAGGTCGTGCTAAAGCTTTAGACACAGATGACCTTTGGATAACAGAGTTAGCAAACATAGTCTGGGAAAACCAGATTATTCCTAATGCTAATTCACAAGCACCATTTCACCGTAAATGGAAAGACGCTATTAGAAAAGCCGGTATATACGGCTCAGTTCCTCTTATTACTTTATTAGTAGAACGTGGTGACTATATAGGAGCTGATTTTGTTGTAGCTCAACCTCAAGACGTAAGACTAGAGCCTGGAAAGGTATCAGACTATGACTCTGATGTATTCTTCTGGGACGTTTACTTTACTAAGCAACAGCTTAGACAACTTATAGAACGAGCCAAGAGAGAAAATGAAGAAAACAAAGATAATCCTGATGACTCATATAACAAATGGAATGTCCAAGAGCTAGAGTCAATCCTTAAAGGTGAATCAGGTGAAGACTCAAGAGATGCTGATGAAGACCACCGACAAGAAGATTCTCAGAATGTAAAGAAAAAAGGTTACAAATTCACAGTAATTATGCAGAGAGGTGTTAAAGCACCTTTTTATATGATGTACCCAAATACTAAGAAAAGGGTTCGTGAATGGACTAATCCAGACCCTACAGGTGATGTTCCTGTTCACTTCTTATACTGCTACCAAGATTTTATAAATCCTTACGGTGTTGGAATTGTAAAACTCGCAGGAGGTACTCAAAACGTACTCGATACTATGCGTCAATACGACGTATTAGCTACGCAGATAGGTTTGAGACCTCCTGTTTCTATTGGTGGTGATACTTCAGAAACAGATCTCGATTCTATTGTTTATGCTCAAGACGCTCAGTGGATGGTTGGTAAAGCTCAAGTCAGACGTGAAGAGTTATCTAGCCAGATCTACAATCAACTTCCTGATCGTATATCTATGTACAAAATATCTCTTAACCAGATTATCCCTACTGGTGATACATCAATTTCTAGTGGTGCTGGCGATCAAGATTATTCTAAGACCCCTGCTGGTGTTAAGTTCCAGCAACAGAACTTATCTATAGATGATGAGGACTTCAAAGATAACGTAGATATGACTTACGAAGCCGTTGCTAAGTCGATGATAAATATCGAGTTCGCTAACATGCAAGGTACAGACATATTAAGACTTAGTGATGACGAGATTCAACTACTCGCTAAAGCTGGTCTTGAAATACCTATGAATGAAGATGGCACTCCTGCAACTAACGAACTTGAAGTCATATGGGATGAAACAAGAGCAACTTTTGACTTTGAAATGGAAGCCGAGGGGGATCAAGCACAAGATGAAGAAAAGAGACTTGAAGCACTCCTTAAAGTAGTAGAGCTTAGAGCTATTGACCCTACCCTAGAGCAATCACTAATGGAATCCGGTAAGAAGCTAAATGTCGGTGAATTGTTTAGTTCAATCATCCAACTCACGTCTAAGAACGACAAGATTATTGAAGATATAGACCCTGAAGAGCAACAAGCTATGCAAGAAGAGCAAATGATGGCTGAGCAATCTGCTCAACAAGACGCCACTCAACAAGACCCTGAATTAGCAAATATTGAAGCAATAATGCAGGAATATAACGTTAGCGAAAACATCGCTATGGCAATGCGTGAAGCCGAACAAATGGGTGCTGATGATGAAGAAATAATGTCTCTTGCAAATAGATTAGGACAACTGGAGGCTCAAAGTGTTTAATGACTCATTTCTTTATACCGGAATAACAAGTGCTTCTCAAGAACCTGCTAAGACTGTCAGAGAAAAGCAACGCAACGAAAAACAGAGACAACGCCAATTGCTACAACCACAAGGCGTAGAGATAGTTATTGCAAAACTTCAATTAGACAGAGAAAGAGAGTTAGTAAAAAGCTTTCAATTCACTCCTGAAACCGATTTAGAAGAAGTAAAGATACAACTTATTTTAAGAGACCGACATATCGCTTATCTAGACAGCCTCATTAGTTATTTCAAGAGTCTGCTACCTAAAGAAAAGAAGAGTAAAAATGAAACAGACGTATAAAGAATACCAAGAAGAAATTAAATCAGAGCAGTCAGGCATGAGCTATGACGAGATTAAACATGCTATGTCTAAAAGGAATGAATCAGTTGTTGAGCTAGATAATCTCCCTAAACAAGACCACCTTTGGACTGATCGGGGGCTTAAGTACACCTGTGAGAACGCAGGGCATCCGTACCACGAAGCGTGGAAAAGGGGGAAAGCCAAGATATAACAGAGGTGATTGTGTGGTGTAGCTAATCCTCTATGGCTACACCACAGAGCTACCTCCAGCTCTAGTTCGTTACTAATAACAGAGGGTCGCACCCTTAACAGCAGAAAAGGAGAGTGTCATGCCAAACGCAGACAATCAAGATACGGAAGTATCTGAACCTACCGTAAATGAGGAATCGGTAGATACATCAACTAATGAGGAATCTCAAGAAGTCGATATGGACTTAGAAGATGATGATACATCTTTTGAAGACGTAGATGATGATGAGACCGAAGACAGTGAATCCGAGAACGAGGACACCGAACCTACTGAATCTGAGGAAGAATCAGATGTTGATGAGCAACAAGAGGAAGTTGCAGATGAGGAGTCCAAAGAGGAAGACACACCCTCTGAGGAAGATATTAAAAAGCATAATGCTGAAATGGCACAGCGAAGAATTGCTGAAAAGCAAGCTCGTGAAGCTACTAAGCAAGAACAGCAACTTGAATATCTAAAAGAGGCTGAAGACGAAAAAGACTTAGCACTCAGACAACTCCAAATCGACGCCTATAACAACAAGGTAACAGCTAATGCTAACTCATTAGAGAACGGAATTGAAAAAGCCGTAGCAAGCATTGAGTTGTTCAGAGATGGCTCGCCAGAAGTAAAGGAAGCATTGGCTCAATCACTTGATACTTTCGAGAAGATGCATGTCCAATACGATCAATATGGTGAACCTATCAAAGTTACAGGTGATGTGTACGAATATTTACAAAATGAAGCGAACAAGATTCAGCGCATCATTCAGGTAGGTGCTAGACAACAGGTAAAAGACAAATCAAAAGCAAAAGCTAGAACAGAAACTATACCGAGTAAAGCCCCTAAACAAGCAAAGGTTGATCCAGATTTGGCGGCCTTTGATGAAGAGATTGCCGCGTTGATGTAGTTCGTCTAATGAAAGGACAAACTAATGGCTATTAACCTAGCAACAAAGTTCTCTCCAAAAGTTTCAGAAATAATGAAACATGGTCGTAAAACAAAAAGTGCAACAAACCAAGATTGGGACTGGGACGGCACTAACGCTATCAAAGTCTACACACTAACTGATCCTACTGTCGGTAACTATACTGCTTCCGGTGCAGACCGATATGGTTCTCCAAGTGAAGTAGAAGATACTGTACAGACATGGACTCTAACTAGAGACCGTGCTTGGACAAAAACAATAGATAAGAGTAACTACCAAGACACAATGATGATTCGTAAGCCTGCTAAGTACCTAGCACAAGCTACTAAGAACGTAATGATACCTGAAATTGATACTTACATTCTTGCAGCTATCGGTACTGCTGGTGCAACAGCTAACAGAGATGACATTGTTTCTGATTCAGCTACAACAGCTTCAAACGCATACACAAACTTCCTAGACATAAACGCTGACATTACTAACAACGAAGCTCCTGAAAGTAACCGTATCGCTTTCATGACCGCAGCTTACTACAACTTCCTTAAGCAAGGTGGTTTCGTACTAGATTCAGACGCAGGACAGAGAAAGTTAGATAGTGGTGTTCTTGGAACAGTTGACGGTGTAAAGGTCGTTATCGTACCTAGCACTCGTATGCCTTCTAACACTGACTTAATAATCACTCACCCTGTAGTAACTGTAGCTCCTGAAAAACTTATTGACTACACACTACACAAGAATGCTCCTGGTATCTCTGGTGACTTACTAGAGTATCGCCACAGGTACGATGCATTCGTCGATACCAATAAGGTGAATGCAGTGGGCATACACAAAACAGCCTAATAGAGAGGAATTAAAATGGCAGATAAATTAACTCACTTAGAACAGGTAAAAAAAGATGCTGAGAGAATTACTCTTAGACGTATCCGAGAAGCCGAAGAAGAGAAAGCTTACCAGGAATCACAGGTAGAAACAACTCTTACTATGGATGATTCACCTGTTGAAGAAGTGGCAGTCAAAAAGACTGTTAAGACTAAGAAAGGCGAATAATGGCAACAATTAACTTAGACGGTTTTGGCCATAACGAAGTAGAGGAAGTTACTGGAGAGGCTTAATCATGAGTAGAAACGTTAAAAACCAGTTCAATAACACTTCAAAAGGTGTTGTTAACTTTGAAAACGGTGTTCGTACAAAACAAGCTGTAAACCAAGTTCATGATACAGCTCCTACAATTGGCGAGCTAACAACTTCTTTCGGGAACCCTGCGACTCTTGGTCGTGGATTCATCGGAACTGTAGATGACAATGACGGTGACACTAACTTCTACCTAGTAGCAGTAAGTGACGGCTCATTCTTTTACACAAAAATGACTAAGGCAGCAGCCTAAAACTTAACCGAAGCGATTACTAGCCAGTGATTACAGAGCCAAAGGCATGACTGTAAAGGCAAAAGTAACGCTACCAATGAAAGGTAAATATGGAACAAGCATTCGAAAAAGCATACATCAGTTCAGCAACTACCACTCAGGTTAAGACTGGTGCTGGTGTACTTCACTCAATAGTAGTAGGCGAAACTGCTGCTGGTGCTATCTCAATCATAGATAACACAACTGGATCAACAGTAAACATCGGACAACTTAAAGCCTCAATAGTAGAAGGAACATACGAATTTGACGTAGCCTTCTCTGCTGGACTCCGAATTATTACTGCTGGTGCAAGCAAAATAACAGTGGTTTATCGCTAAAGCCTATGGGTAGGGGTTAAACTACCCAACCAAAATTATGAATCCTAATATATTAAACAGACTACAAGAAATAAAAGAAGAAAAAGCTGACAAGGAGTTAGCTTTACAAAGGCACGATGAACTTGTTAAAGAAACCAAACAAGTACAGGGGGCTGTTGTTCAAGCATTCAGTATGCTCATTGACTACCTCGACAAAAAAACTACAAAAACCGAGGTAGTTAATCAGCTTACGGAAATAGGAACTCCAGATGCTCTTAAGGTAGTAGAATCAGTCAATTCCCTTCATGACACCCTAAAGACTCATGAGAACACTGATTTAACAGAGGTAACATCAATACTTAAAGATGTTCTCAAAGAAGCCAAACAGCTACCAAAAGAAAAGGTAGATATAACCATACCTGAACAAAAAGACTATGTCGCACAATTCAAAGAACTCACTAAGGCGATCAATTCAGTAGAAAAAGTAGTCAAAGGACAGAAACTAGTAGCAGAAGCCCCGATTGTAAACGTACCAGAAACTCAAGTCAATGTTGAAGCTCCTGATTTAAAACCCCTAGCAACAAGTATTGGTTCAGGCTCTAAGGACGTAGTAAAAGCTGTTAAAGGTATTAAGATACCGGAACTAGATACAACTCCTGTAGAGAAGCTATTAAAGAAAACCAACAAGTTGCTAGAGGAGCTTCCTGATTACATGCCTTCGGGTGGTGGAGGCGGTTCTTCTTGGGTGGCTACTGATTCTAACGGTGTACCTGTCCCAATTCAATTAGAAGCAGACGGATCAATCAAAGTCACTGGAGGTGGTGGCTCAAGTACTACTAACTATACAACTCGCATTGAAACTGACTCAGTAAACTCAAACCTTACTTACATAGGTAACGCAGTAATAGGAACGGCTGAGAGTTCTAGCTCATGGCAGATTAAAAGACTAGATTCTACATCTGGTCTTATAAAGTTGTGGGCTAATGGAAGTGATGATTTTAATGTCGAGTGGGATAACAGGGAATCTGAGGTATACGCATGAAACCAGTAAATCAAGAATTTCACGACTTAGACGACCCTACCAAGCAGAGTTACTTAACTTGGGACTTATCTAATGGTGATGAGATAGTTGTAGAGAACTTAACTACTTTCGGTGAACCAGATGACGGCAAAGAACAGCTGACAGCCCTAGCTCAACAAGTCTGTGATAGCTATGAGGAGAATTTATAATGGCAGTTATTGTATCTAATGGGGCAACTAACTTATCCACAGCTAGTGGGTTTTATAGAGCAGAGAGCTATAACTTATCATCATACAGCACAAC